AACAACTTGTGCCAATATACCATCTTTTGATTGTTTGATTGAAACTAAGGCTCTTGGCGCTTCAATACCGTTCGTCGAGTTAATTACTTGAGATGAAGTTTCAGAAGGCATGATAGCCATAAGAGTACTATTACGAATCCCATGTTCATTAACTTCATTACGTAATGCAGCCCAATCCATTTTTAAGTTATTACCAACTAATGAATCAACATCTTTCTTATAAGTGTCAATTGGAAATAAACCTTGTGAATACTTAGTTTCACGTGACCATTCACACGCCCCTTTTTCTTTAGCAAGATTAATAGAAGATTTAATCAAATAGTAAGACCATGCTTCAAGCCATTCATGTAAATGTGACAATCCTTCTTCAGTAATGCCTTGATAAGTATAACCGTTTTTAGCAAGCCAATACGCTAAGTTATTAATACCAACACCAAGTGGACGACGACCCATAGTTGCAATGTATGCTGCTTTAACTGGATAATCTTGATAATCAAGTAATGAATCTAAAGCCCGAACTGACAAGTCACATATCTCTTCGAACTCAGAAGGATCACTAATGTTACCCCAATTAATTGCTGATAACGTACACAATGCTATTTCACCGGATTCATCATTAATATCATCAAGAGGTTTTGTCGGCAAATCAATTTCTGCGCAATTGTGTATTAGTATACCATTAGCAAAAAAGTTACTAGTTTCAGGAACGGTAATGTCATACACGTTTTCAGTGTAATCAAGTGTTCTTATTTTAATACCCATAATTTCTTCCTTTATACCAATCGTTTCCCGGGAGTGAGTTCGCTTGGTATGATGTTTTTAAATTGTCATTTGAATACCAGTTTTTACCAATATTCGCGTTTTTTAATTTTTCGCGGTGAGCAGCAGATTTGACATATTTTAGTTCAGTTGGGTTAACATTGTACTTTTCACAATATGCCTGTTTTAATGTCTTGCCGCCGAACCTATTTTTTGAATATGATTTTGGTATGGAATATTTCTTTACGCCATAATTAATAAACGATTGCATTCCACTAGAATGACCCTCGCTTAAAAAGAACTCTCTAGCATATGATAATATGGTTTCATCTGATATTCCACTCCACATACCATTGTTTTCTTTGGTCGAGGATGCTGTTAGTTTTTTGATCCAATCATCACGTTTTTCGGCTGGAACAACATAACCACCGTCCCCACCTTTTGTCATGTTATAACCTTCCTTAAAACTATTGTTAAGTTCGATATGTTTAACTTCTAAATTAGTTGCTTCAAGTTGTGTTGCAACAGTTTCTAATATTTTCGACTCAAAGACTTCCAAACCATATTTACGTATCGCTTTATAGAAATGATTATCCATTCCTGAAATCGCGTTAATGTAATGTTTGTGTAATCTTTCGTTCATTGTCTTTGACGTGTATCCGATATATTTTTTATTATTTAAAGTGTTCTTATGCTCGTAAACTATAAACATGATTGCCTCATTGGTAGGTAGAGTTATTTCTATAGTTTATTTATACAAACTGAAATCTCTCTACCTACCTTTTTAGCAATTTATCCTATAAAAAGTTCATCAGTTTCAACTAAATTTCTAGCCTCAACATATCCACGGTTCTTAGTGTATATTTGATGTTCAGGCGTGCATATTACCTTTTTGCCTGTTGTGTCATCTTCGATTTCCATTAACTCTCGGTCCCGACCAGTCATCGCACCTTTTGAGACTTTGCTATACTTAAACGTATTAGTTTCAATATCATATGCACTAACCTTCACTTCACGTGCTCTACAAGCATAACCTATAACATCAATGATTGGCACGTTAAACATGGAAATGCCATCTACAATAATGTCAAGTTCAGTGTCGCCAGTTACGCAAAGATTAGACATTTTGATTGGTGCATCTTCAGGTTTAAACGACCCTTGTATATTTACGTTATCAACATTCTGTAGATAAATTCTACCAGTATCTTTACGTTCTTGAATATAGGTAGTAAACAAGTCAAGTGCTTTAACAGTTATCTTTCGTATATGAGTAGTACGTTCAGCCTTTTCGTATATTTCTTTGAACTTATCCTGATCGGCAAAGAATGCATCATATAACCCAGGAACATCGCTTGGGCTAAACAATGTAATGTTACCATTAGTTATTAAACGTTCATACATTAATTTGTTAAACTGTACGCCATAATCCATTTGACGTAAACGATTTGACTCAACGCCTTTATTGTTCTTTAATACTAAAAGATCTTCAATTTCAAGATGCCATACCGGATAATATAAAGTAGCAGCACCGCCACGAACTCCGCCTTGTGAACATGACTTTACTGAACTCTGAAATGTTCTATAAAAAGGAATAACACCGGTATGTGATGCTTGGCCATTACGAATAGGAGAACCAGTTGCTCTAATTGAACCACCGCCAATACCGATACCTGCTTTCTGACTAACATATCGAATAATAGCAGCATTGGTTGCGCTAATTGAGTTAAGACTATCTTCAGTTTCAATCAATACACATGAGCTAAATTGTCTATCAGGAGTTCTTACACCTGCAAGTATCGGAGTAGGTAATGAGATATTGCCTTTCGATATATGGTTATAATATTTCTTAACATACGATATTCTTGTTTCTACTGGATAATCAGCAAACAATGTCATTGATACGAGCATATAAAGCATCTGAGGTGTCTCAAATATTTCCTTCGTTACCCTATTCTGTACAAGATATTTGCCTCTAAACTGTTCCATAGCAGCATATGTTAAGTTGAAATCCAAACTATGGTTTATAACTGAATTAAGAAATTCCCAATCATTTTTTGAATATTGGTTATAAAGATTCTTATCGTACCAACCTAACAGAACGTTGTTTTTATAATGCTCAATGAGGTCTAGAGGATCGAATTGGCCGTAGACTAGTTTCCGTAAATGGAAATTAATTAAACGTCCTGCAACGTACTGGTAGTTAGGTGATTCTTCGCTGATTAGTTCTGACGCTGATTTGATTAGAGTTTCTTGAATATCACTAGTAGTAATACCATTTGAGAATTGGATATGACTTTTTACTTCGACTTCAGATGGTGCAACACCGGTCAAGCCTGCACAAGCAAATTCTACTACATCATGTATTTTGTTAATGTCAAGTGGAGTTTTTGTTCCGTCGCGTTTAGTAACTAAAATATCTCTCATTTATTATCGCCTTATGTTTATTCTTTAGTTATTATATATCAAATGATAGGTAATGTCAATCGCTATTTTCGTCGTAATCATCTATTATAATAGTATCGTAGCTGTATCCACGAATTTTGCTACCATAATTTGTTTCAACAAAATTATGGGCATCTTTGATTTTTGCATTGATCATATGAAGACGCTCGGCAATTGCATCGCGTTCATAAAATCTCAATTGACTATATCCATGATAATCCATATAAGCAATGTCAACTCTACAACCACGTAAATGATCTATGTTATTAATGATGCGTATACGTTCGTTAACCCATACAAATTCGTTTTCTCGAATTCTTTTCCAAGGAAGGTTTGCCTGAATAAACATCGTGGCATTGTGTATGTTATTTGTGATGTAAACCGATTCAATCATAATTTTTTTTTTTCCTTATCAATTTAAGATACTATTATATCAAACAATAACGTTGATGTATATAGTTTCTATAGAATTTAAAAGAATATGAATATAACTGAAATTAACTATTGACAAGTTGATGATATCTTGTTATAATAGATTAGTCAATCGGGAGGAGTGTAGATATACAGATAATTATTTACGTAGTTTGTCTAATGACCTTGAACCAAACCAGAATGACAATACAGCAGCAAACATTGATTGAGTTTCAATATCCCATACTAATTGTATTGCTTCATTAAAATCCATATTTGGATCTTCCATAACATGTATTAGAAAGGTAACTTTAACAGTAACAAAAAGCCCGAAGAAGCAATACGTTATAATAGGTCGAACAGATTTGCGTAATGCACCTACCCAACCAACATCTTTTGTTAACGCAATGTCATGATCAATTAATCGTTGATGTTCTTCAGAATACTGAGTCTTTTCAAACATCTTAAGTTCAGAAGCACCTGCATGTTTTTGCATTTCAATTTTCATTGCTAGCATATCAAGTTCTAATTTTGCATCTTGCTTCTTATTGAAGAAATCCATTATAGATGGAATTGTTGAACCGGCAAAGCCGATTAAAGAACCTATGATAGTTAACATAATTTATAATCCCGATTTCTTTTTAGACTTACTGCACGCTTCAAGCCATTTCTTTAATGACTCAGAACCTTGATTGCGTTTATGCATTTTATCGTTATCGTAGTTGCCAGTAGGGTTCATATCAACTCCACCGCCAGATACCGAATTTGCTGCGACTTCTTCTACTTTTGATAAGCTTCTCATAGCTTTCCCTTCTCTAATTGGTTTGCAGTAACGGTCAAATTGATTGACGATAATTTATGTTGTACATTATATATACCGACATTCATTACATTGCCTTTGTGGTTATTTTCATTAACAATAACCGAAGAACCTTTGTTAAAAAACGTATCAGAAATCTGATCGTGAATGTTTTCTTTTAGTTTATATAACCCCGGTGATAAATGATTATCTTCACCAATAAACCATGCGCTTTCAGTCAAGTCTTGCTCGGCTTCAAGTTCTTCTAATATTGTTTCCATATCAATATCGTAGTTCTCTTTAAGCAAATACAACGCAGCCGCATAAGAAGTCAATTTATTATTGATCGGAAGTTTTTCAATTAGTCTTTTGATATTAAATACTAAACGATGGAACGGAGTGTACTCATCCTTTTCGTTACTATTCAAAGTAGATGCCTTTCTTAAAACTTTACCCTTAGCATCTACAATACCGTTTCTAAATGCCGGTGTATCTTTCCAATCCTGAGTAAGTATTCGTAAAAACTTGTAAGTATAAAACGTGCCTGCCGCACTTGCTATTAAACCCATGTTATATTGCCCTCAATCTGCTTATTATTTCTTGGTCTAAAGGTACCTCGACCAATGCATTGTCTGATAAAAAATTTGCGTATATTAGAAATGTTTTAAGATACGGCCAATGATCACGTTCGGTTTTGAAGAATACTAATTTGAGAGCACCTTCTATATCAAATACGTTAAACAGAACTATAATATGATTTAATATCAATCGTTCTTGAAGATCATCGTGTAAGTGGTACCGCTTGAATAATCTTCCCAAATATTTGATACGGTTTAAGTCTTCGTCAAATTCTTGAACTGTTGTATTATTCGAGTTTTTGTACACGCGTGCCGCATATAGCCTAAACGTACTATCATCTAGTAAATCAAACATTCCCATACTAACGTTTGAACATCATCTTTATTTTTGTCATGATGCCGTCTTTATTGGCACCCGCTTCTTTTATATTCTTAACTCCATTCCACGCATCGCACTCGGCCTGAGTTAGGTTCTTTCCTTTTAGCTTTTCGCCAGACTTGGAATAAAAACCATTTGGCGTTGCTATACTGTTTTTCAACCAATTAGCTTTTTTCATATCAAATTCCTGTAATAAATAGCTTACCTAATACTGCAGCAACTGCACCACCGACGATTATTGCTGCTCGGTTAATTATTTGTACCGTTGCAGTGTTCTTTTTTGTTTCGTCATGTGCGGTTTCTATCTTCATTTCAAGTTCATGCATTCTTTCGTTAATTTGCATAAATGTGTTGTTAACTCTTTCTAATAACTGTTGGTTGAATCTTTCAAAATTGACAAGCTTTTCTTCGGCTCGAGCTAAGTCTATCATAGCCTCACTTAAGCGGTCAATTTTGTTTTCTATTCTATCTAGTCTTGCTTCGTGATCACTGCTCCCATTAGCGTTCATATACTACTGCCCCTTATACACCTGTAAAAAAAAATCCGATTAACGATATTGCAAAACCTATACTTGCGATACCTATTACTTTTAAACCGCCCAAAACCGAAGTCTTATTATTTACTTTGGTTTGGTTACTGTTGTCAAGTTTTTTAATATTAGCTTTAATGAATTCAATCTCAACTTTGAAATTTTTAATTTCTTGGCGTATTATGTGCAAGTCAGCTCCAATTATTTTGTTTGATGACGTGATTGAACTTAATATCTCATTTAGCCGATCTAGCTTATCTTCGATCGTTCCTAGAGTCTTCAAGATTATTCTCCTATTGGCGAAATGTCTGTTAGCCAGCACCTCGTCTTTGATCCGTCGCCTTTCTTAACAATAACATAATTGGTTCCTTTAACTGATACTGTACAAACTTCATTTGATTCGTTTATTACTACAGTATCGCCTTTATTAAATATCTCGCCTTTAACGAATAATTCGCGGACTTCTGATACTGATTTCAATTGAAGATGCTCGCGGAAAGATGTCGATTCTTTAAGACCCATCGCTTTACGCATATCGTTAAACAATTGAGTACTATCAGAGAAGTTTTTAGGTAGACCTTTTTGAAAGATTTGATAATCATTAGCGACAACTGCTGCTCGCATTTTAGAAGCAGACATACCAGTTGCACCTTCGGCATCAGGATCACGTTCACCTGCTGACACAACCTTAACTCCACCTTCGAAGTTATAAAAACCATGTCTTGCTTTAACACCATTATACTTGTTTGCTATAGTTTCATATTCGGTAACACGGTCCGATCCTGCTATCAAAGTTAACGTCGTGAAACCGCTATCATATACTTTTGTCAATACATCAAATATAAAA